TGAGGAGCTTTATGGACAACTGCAATCGCTTGAGGCGAGCATGGATGTGCTCAAGCCGGGCGGTCCAAGTATGGAGACTGTCCTTCCACATAACCTGATCATCGATCCCTTTGCGGAAGAGTTGGATGGTTCGGATGCGAAATGGATGTGTGAGAAGATTTGGTATCCTACTGCTGGATTGTCTGCACGTTATACTTATGGGGAGCCTACTAATGATGCTGATGCTTTGGATGTTCCCCGTAAGTTGATCTACAAACCGACACACAAAGCTGCGTTTGACTCAAGCGGAGCAGGAAGTCGCGATGACGGACTTGGGATGGTACTCCGATCACTCAGTGGAAACACAGCGGATCAGCCGATCAGCTTCGAAGACCCTGAGCGTCGTGCCTACATTGATCAATACTTCACCGAGTGCGCCCTGCTTTGGGATAAACAGATGCGCCGAGTGTATCTGTTTCACTCTGAGGATTGGACATGGCCGCTGTGGGTGTGGGATGATCCGTTGGGAACAACGCGCTTCTTTCCATACTTCATCATCAGCTACATTATGAGCACCGGAGGAACAGTCAGTGTTGGAGAAAGCGCGTACCTGTTGGATCAGCAGGATGAGATCAACGATATCAATCGGCAAATGGCACGCATTCGCAGGAGTGTATTCGATAACTTCTATTACAACTCAGACACGATTACGCCAGATGAGGCTGAGGGCTTTGTCAAAAGTCTACGTGGTGAGACACAAGGAGCGAAGAAACTTCTTGGGATCAAGGCTGGCGAAAATGGTAAGATCCAAGACTGTATCCAAGCCTTTGCGCCGCCATCCTTACAGTTCGAACAGCTATTTAACAAACAAGCGATCCTCGACTCGGTTAATCGGATCTCGAACACTAGTGATGCGTTGCGTGGAGTACAATTCAAGACCAACACGAACGTTGCAAGCGTTCAGTCTTATCAAGAATCGATGCGGCTTAGTGTTGGTGCGAAAGTCGATGTGATCGAAGACACAGTAGCGGATGTTGCTTTGTCTTTGGCTGAGCTATGCGTGCAAAACTATAGTATTGAAGACGTTGCGGCTCTCATCGGTGATGATATGGCACAGGCTTGGGAGCAGATGGACGTTAGGACATTCACTCAGAAGATCAGCGTGGACATTATTGCCGGTTCGATGGAAAAGCCAAACTCTGCGTTCAAGAAGAAAGAGGCAATTGAAGTCGCGCAGGCAGTTGGACAGTTCGCGCGTGCTGCACCGGGAGCAGTCACTAAGATCATGCTGAATGTGTTACAGGGTGCGTTCACGGAAATGTCGATCAAGCCTGAAGATTGGCAAATGATCGATCAGGAAGTCACCGCATCGATGCAGAAGGGTGTGGCTAATGGCGGACAGGCATCACCGGCAGCAGCACCCCCTGGAGGGGCACAGCCCGGTGCTAATCCGCAGCAGCAGTTGATGGAACAGGCACGACAGCTACCCGATCAAGATAAGCAACAAGTCATGGCGATGAGTAACTCAGGTGCCCCCGCACAGAACATCTTAAAGTTCATTCAAGAACGCACAGGAGCGTCTAATGGCTGAACCGAACCTGCCAAATCAATCGGCAGAGGACACAGTATTCGACAATCTCGGCCTCACTCGGGCAGACCTTGGTATGGATACCGAGGGGAGTGGGAATGAGGATCTCGAAACAGGGAGTGGAAACGAAGGCGCCGATCTTGATACTGGTGATGGACAAGAGCGGCAACAGCCGGAGAAGCAACAGTCTCGTGTGAGTCAAACAGAGGGCCGACTGCCTCAGGGTGCCGAGGTAAAGCCAGACGGGAAGGGAAACCTTGTTAACGCTCAGGGCCAGATTGTGGCTCGGGCTGGTAAAGAGGCTCGACTCTATCAAGACGCATACAAGGCTCGTGCACAGGCGCAGACCTATGAGCGTCAGGTTGCCGAAGTTAACACACGGCTTCAAAAGGCTGTGGAGATTGGTAGGAACTTCCATAACCAGTTGACTTCGCTTCAAGCTCATCAAGAGTCAATCAAGCAGTTCGGATTGGATCAAGGTGAGCATCTGACTGCTTTGAGACTGTTCAAAGAGCTTCGAGACAATCCGCAGTCGGCCATAAAAAACATCTTGACAAGAGCCGCAACCAATGGTATAAATGTAGCTGAGCTTGGTTTGGCTCCAGGCGGAATCGACTCCAAGTCTCTCTTGGACATGATCCGCCAGGAAATCGGAACGGCAGTGAACCCCCTCAGAGAGCGAACTGAGGCGGAGAATCGGCAGCGGGCACAACTACAAGCTGAGAATACCCGCAGGGCCGAGATTAACTCTGAAGTCGCTTCCTTCTTCGATTCGAACCCGGACGCTCGCGAATACCTTCCGGTGTTTACTCAGACGATCCAACGATTCCCTGGGATGACCCTCGGGGAATGTTGGGCGCGTATTCAGTTGCAGCTTGCTACGAACCCGCCACAGCGGAGTACGAACTCGCGAGGCCCAAATGGGCGTCAGCGAAGTCTCCCGAATGGTCGTCCCGCACCGATGGGTAATGGTGGGGAGGACATCGCACCAGTTTCTGAATCCTACGACGCGATCATTCAGAGAGCAATGCGCGAAGCAGGCATTTCAGGCTAGTGTGAGTCATACAACTCTAACTGGAGACTTGGCACCATGCCAGCCCTTGACACCGTGATCAATGCAATGCTGACACGGAGTCGTGCGAAGCTCATCATGGCCTCGGCGATTTCCGGCACTGTCAGTGCATACCTACATGCTAAGAAGCGTGTAGTCGTAGAAGATGGCGGACCAGCAATCAGCAATCCGCTCATCGTCGGCCTGAACCCGAACGTAACTTCGATGCAATACTACGATCAGGTTCCGGTTAACCAGACGAACGAGTTCACCACGGTTAACTATTCTATGAGTCGCGTGGTGGGATCGCTCATCATCTCAGATCAGGAAGAAGATGAAAACCAAGGACGAGCAGTCATCTTCAAAATCCTCAAGGGTAAAATCATGGCCCTTGACGAGTCCATCTCAAGACAGTTCGCCACTTACCACACTAGCATTGGAACTGGAACTGATCCGAATGGCCTTGGGAACCTCATCCCAGCCGATCCCACCACGGGGTCAGTCGGTGGTATCAGTCTTGCTTCCGAACCTCAGTGGAGAAGTTCCAGCTACAACTTTGCTGGAACGCTTACGCCGGAAAATATCGAAGAGGCTTTCGACGACATCCTCGAACTCGACCTGAACCGTTCCAGTGATGGACAAAATAGCCCGAAGCCAACGGTTATCTTCGCCGGACGCAACATCTATCGTATGCACAAGGCCGCGGCTCGAGACAAAACTGTTATCTCCCTTGGAGAGACAGGAACTGGCAAGAAACTTATCAATCTCGGGATCACAGGCACAACTCACAATGGCGTTCCTCTTCTCTTCGACGAGAAGCTCGGTGCCAACGTGGCATATTTCGTCAACGAAGAATACCTCACGTTGCACATCCTTCGTGGGTGCAACATGAAGATCAAACAACTTGTCGCACCGTGGGATACGGATGCGGCAGGTCGTCGTGTTGTATGGGAAGGTCAACTGTGCTCTTGGAGACAGTACCGGACCCATGCGTATCTCACCAACTAGGAGGGTCGAATGTTAGCACCCGGTACACAAGGAGCACGGCTCGCCTACGTGGTGGTCGATCTCAATGAGACGATTGGCACAGTTAAGCGAGAAGTTACAACGTGGACCAAGAGCGGCGGACTCAAACGTAAGATGGTTGAGGAGCCCGCTGGTTACATGGTTTACTTCCCTCGGGGACACGTTGTGCGCCTCCGTAATAAGGAGGAGCTTCGTCAGTATAAGGTCGATGGGCCTGCACCAATCATTAACCTTCAAGGGTTGAATGATCCGAATAGTCCCATCGGACGAATGCTTATGTCTCAAGACGAGAATACTCGTCGCGGGGCAATGGAGTCAATGGAAAAGGCAGTCATCAGGCTTGCGACGGCTAAGACCGGCCCGGTTCTTATGCCTGAACAGCTTGAGCCAGAGGCGGAGGTAGCTTAAATGTTCCAAGATCGTCAGTTCTTCCAAATCGGCGTCAACGAGTATGTACCCGCCATGCAGTATGGGGCTGGTATTATCTCGCACGTTCCGGCACGCTTCAACCTTGGCGTTCCTGCTACGTCAGCAGCGGGAACTGTTGGTACACTTATCCCTGTGAATACCGCAAACGGCACTGTCGCGTACTTCACTGCGCCGGTTGTAATCGATGCACGCTATGGA